CCGTCCTCAGCATCCTAACCTCATTCAATCGATCCAAAGCCCGAGCCTTCTCATAATGAACCATATCATCAGCAAAGGAAACATGTAACTCCTTTAAATTAGCCACTGCCGAAACTCCCCGACCTAGAGCCTCTATAGCCTTATCCGGATCCTTCATCATGTACCACCAATCCTCAACTTTGACATAGTACCTACTACAAAAATACGGCACTGTGACGACGAACACCTTGACTTCCAGATTGAAGCCATATTGCATCTTCTGAGAGGCCGTCGAACAATCAGTACCGACCCCTCCAATCAACTTTCTCTCCAACAAACCATCGTCGCCACGACTCTGGAACGTAACCACCTGTTCCCGTTTCAGATCCAAACCAACCACAGCCGCAATGGAAGTGATAATGGTATTTGCCGCGATAGTACCGAAGAAGCCCGACAATACCTGTGCAACGTAACAGATCACCATCCCACAATCTGCCGCCGAAGCACTCTTCAAACCGGACATCACTCGCCAAACATCGGTCAATTCCCTCGGCGCTCCAAACTGTTCCAAAGCATAATAGAACAATGCCATATTGTACACGGTGTGACTTTTATCACACTGTGTGATATCCCACTCTACTATCTCCATCTCCTGGATCCGACGACTTTCCATGGCATTGAACCACCTCTCATCATCACGCATCTCACGACGAGCGTTAAGTCGCACATGAGGCAGCACCAATTTATCCACTACGTCCAACCCCTCAGCCAACATGGAAGAAAACAAAGCATTCGTCTGTTTACTCTCTTGATAAACAATTGTCTGTGGCACAGGATATTGCGTAGCCGCCGCCTCCGACATTTTAGGCTTGGTCATACCTTTCACCATTGCCGTCCACTTCGTGAAATCCACCTTCCCCAAACGGAAATCCTCAGCAAGGGCCTTTGCAACATTCGTGGCACTCATCTTCTCCACATGTTCACGCAACATAACCACTTTGCTTTGCCACAGCCCCTGAGCAACCTCGGCTTCTACAACACTTTTCCAATCAGGTCGTAACAAAGCCCGCGCAAACTTCTCAAAGTCCTGCGCCAACCTATCCTCCACGACCACATCATCAGCGATATTCGGCGCCCCGGCCACCCTGGCTGTAAAAGCCAACATCGCTTCTGTCTGCGTGACCGGCCGCCGACCGGAACAAGCTGCCCTAAACTTCGCCCTTCTCACCCGCTGGGCATCTGGCAGCCTATC